CATAGTAAGAAATTAGGCACTGACATAAATTAAGAGGAAATACTATGTCTGACAACACTCGCACTGTAACACCAAACAAAGCTAAAAACGGTATTAAACACGCAATGCTTCGCAAGCGTCCTATCTTCCTTTGGGGACCTCCAGGCATTGGTAAATCAGACATTGTTCATCAGATTGGTGAACAACTAGAGGCACACGTCATTGACGTTCGTTTGAGTCTTTGGGAACCTACAGACATTAAAGGTATTCCTTACTTTGATGCTAATATCGGTCGCATGGTTTGGGGAGCGCCTGCAGAGCTTCCAGACGAGGCACTTGCATCACAGTATAAGAACATTATTTTGTTCCTTGACGAAATGAACAGTGCAGCGCCTGCTGTACAGGCTGCGGCATATCAGCTAATTCTTAACCGCAAAGTAGGACAGTACACTTTGCCAGACAATGTGATGATTGTTGCGGCAGGTAACCGTGAAGCAGACAAAGGTGTTACATATCGTATGCCTGCTCCGTTGGCTAACCGCTTTGTACACTTGGAAATTGCTCCAAGCTTTGATGACTGGTTCCAGTGGGCTGTAGACAACAAAGTGCACAAAGATGTTGTAGGTTACCTACAGTTTGCTAAACAAGACTTGTACACATTTGATCCTAAGTCGCCAAGTCGTTCTTTTGCAACACCTCGTTCGTGGTCTTTTGTATCAGAACTGCTAGAAGACAAGCTAGACGAAGAAACTACAGTTGATCTAGTAGCAGGTTCTGTAGGCGAAGGCCTTGCAGTTAAGTTTATGGCACACCGCAAGGTAGCAGGCGAGATGCCTAATCCAACAGACATCCTTGAAGGCAAAGTAAAAGAACTTACTACCTCAGAGATCAGTGCAATGTACTCATTAACAGTGTCATTGTGCTACGAGCTTAAAGAGTCAGTTGATTCGGGTGATAAAAAGTTTGATAGTAAAGTAAACAACTTTTTGCGCTTTGCAATGGATAATTTCGAAACTGAGCTTGTTGTAATGGGCATTAAACTTGCACTTACTCAGTACTCATTGCCAATTGATCCAGACGCTGTTGAGTGTTTCGACGAGTTCCACGATCGTTACGGAAAATACATCAAAGCTGCACAGAGTGCCTAATCACTATGGGTGAGTATAATACTCGCCCAATCTTTTTACTTGACTTTTTCTTTTTTTCTGTTATAATTGTAGTATAGAAATTAACAAGCACGAGGCATATTATGGCAACTAAAGATACACAAACTAAGCTAAAACAATGGCAGCCTGATCCAGATATTACAAAAGAACAACTCGAATCTATGCGTGTTGAAGTTCTTGATCGTGTAATTACTGCTCGTGTAGGCCTGTTGCTTCGTCATCCTTTCTTTGGCAATCTTGCCACTCGATTACGCATCCAGGCTGCCGATGACTGGTGTCAGACTGCGGCAACTGACGGACGTAATCTTTACTTTAATACTCAGTTTTTTAATGCAATGTCTAACAAAGAAATTGAGTTTGTTATTGCACACGAAATCTTGCACTGTGTATACGATCACCTTACACGCCGCGAAGACCGCAATCCTATGCTGTATAACATTGCCGCTGACTACAAAGTAAACAACTTACTTGTACGTGACCGCATTGGCGAAAAGCCTAAGATTGTCGATTGCTATCAAGACTTTCAATATGACGGAGACACTTCAGAAGAAATATACGACAAGTTGTTTGACGAAGCTCAGAAAAAAGGTGAAGAGTTTTTAGAAGAACTTGGTGAAATGCTCGACGATCACTTTGAGTGGGATGGCGACGACGACGGTGACGACAGTGACGAAGAAGGCGACAACAAAAAGAAACGTCCTAAGTACTCTAAAGAAGAAATGCGTCAGATCCGCGATGAGATTAAAGAAGCAATGATTAGTGCTTCGCAGAGCGCAGGTGCTGGCAATGTTCCTGGCGAAATCCAGCGTATGATTAAAGAGCTTACAGAACCTAAGATGAACTGGCGAGAAATTCTACGTCAGCAGATTCAGTCAACTGTTCGCAATGATTATACGTTTGCTCGCCCTTCACGTAAAGGCTGGCACACTGGCGCAATTCTTCCTGGTATGAATTACGATCAAACAATTGATGTTGCAGTTGCTCTTGACATGTCAGGTTCGATCGGCAATGAACAAGCAAAAGATTTCCTAGGCGAAATTAAAGGCATCATGGACGAATACAAAGACTACAACATTAAATTGTGGTGCTTTGATACTGCTGTATACAATGAACAAGACTTTACTGCCGATGGCGGAGAAGACTTGCTAGACTACGAAATATACGGCGGCGGTGGCACTGACTTTATGTGCAACTGGGAATACATGAAAGAACATGATATTCAGCCTAAGAAATTTATTATGTTTACTGACGGATACGCTTGGAACAGCTGGGGTGATGAGGACTACTGTGATACAGTGTTTATTATCCACAGTCACCATGACAAGAACTTACAAGCTCCGTTCGGTGTCACTGCACACTACGAGGAATCTAAGTGATAAAAAATAAGACTCCTAGTCCACTAGAGTTGTTTAAACTAAGACAAGTGAGTTGTTTACCTCCGCACTTTGAATTGGTGCAAACACCTATTGTTTACAACATGGAAGCAAGCATAACTGCATGGATTAAGGATCATCTTAAAGGAAGATTTTACATTGGCAGAGGTATTGGTTTAGACCACGACAGTGTTGCTAATGTACTAAAAGTTGGATTTGAAGATCCAAAAGAAGCAAGTTACTTTATGTTAGCTTGTCCACATTTAAAATACAAATAACTGTCATCGCATATATACTGTAACTAAAGGAGATAACATATGAGCGAACAAACTACTGCACCAGAAACTGAAGCACAAGCTGCACCAGCAGAACTTACTGTACAGGATCTAAGTGCACTTAGAGCAATCATTGACGTAGCAAGTCAACGTGGAGCATTTAAAGCTAACGAGATGGCTACTGTCGGTGTTACTTACAACAAACTTGAAGCCTTCCTTAATGCTGTAGCAGCGCAACAACAACAAGCTGAAGGTGCTACAACAGAAACAGACGTAGCAGCAGCGGAAGCAGTGGCAACAGGAGAATAATATGCCCGATCTAAAGCATGTTGGTAGACTTAATACCAACAATCGCAAATTGGTCGTAGCGTACAGGGTCATTCCTAATGACCCTGATCACTGCCTAGTAGTGCATCCAGAAACACTAGACAGCGATCAGCACGACACACTAATGAAGCTGGTAGAATCAAATGCAGGCCAAACTGCATATGAACTTGCAGAAGCAATGATGCGTACTCAGTTACCTGACGGTAGAAACATGTTAACTACGTTTCATACTCAAGGAAAACTAGTAAAACTGCCAACAACATCAGTTGACTTAGTACCAAATAGCCAAAGTTCTATTAATCTTCGCGAGCTAAACGAACTTGTTGCTCAGCAAAAAGGTGTTACTGTAAATGATCTAGCGTTAGGAGTAACTAGCGCCAAACAGAAAGAAGCCACTGAGCAAGCTGAGGTTGTAGAAAACGTAGTCGAAGAACCTGTAGCAGAAACAAGTGACGTTCTTACAGACGAGCAACTAGCTGCAAAATATCGTAGTGATGCTGACCGTATGTATAAAGAAGCTAAACGCTTGCGTGAAATGGCTGAGGAACTAGTTCCTACTAAGAAGACTAGGAAAACTAAAACCAGTGCAGAAAAACAAACTTCCTAAAGAGGTCGTAGATAAATGGCCAGAAGTGCTCGATGAGGTTGACGTAAATGTTATACCCATCGAGTACATTAAACAAGTAGAAGTTACTTTTGACGATGATAATATTTGGTTAATTGATATTGATCCTGAAAAAGTTGACGAAGAAGCTGCTTACGCTCTAGAAGAAGAACTTGAATCTTTGTTTGCAGAATACGAGGATGTTATTACTAGTGTTAACTTTGTATTGGATATAGACCGTGTTAAAACAGATATAACCAAACGAACTAAACGCTTTCTTAAAAAGAAAAAGTAAATTAGTTAAAAATTACATAAATACTAGTAATAATTAATCCTAGGAGTTAAAAGTATGTCTTTACGTTTAAGACGAGGAACTGATGCAGAAAGAACTAGTGTAGTATTTGCAGAAGGCGAAGTAGTATACACTACCGATACTAAACTAGTATACGTTGGTGATGGAGTTACACAAGGTGGTGTTAATCTCGTAGCAAATGCTTCCGAAGTTCCTCCTAATTCAATTACAATAGAAAAATTAGCAGTATCAGACGGTACTGCTGGGCAAGTTCTTTCAACTGATGGCTCAGGCAACTTAGCGTTTGTCGACGCAGTTACTGGCGAAATTGTTATTCCAGAGAACAGTGTCGGAGCTACTGAACTAGCTGTAGCGACTGGTACAGCAAATCAAGTACTGAGCATTGATGGAGCAGGTAACTTACAGTTTATCGATGCAGTACTTTCAATCAATGAAGGCTCAATTTCAATTGTAGAACTAGCTGTAACAGATGGTACTGCCGGACAAGTACTTACTACAGACGGCAATGGTGTATTATCATTTACTGATGTAATAACTTCTATACCACCTAGTTCAATTGGTGTTAATGAACTTATTGTTACTCCTGGTACGGCAAATCAAGTACTGAGCATTGATGGAGCAGGTAACTTACAATTTATTGATGCAGTACTTTCGATCAATGAAGGCTCAATTTCAATTTTAGAGCTAGCTGTAACAGATGGTACAGCTGGGCAAGTACTTACTACAAACGGCCAAGGTGGACTATATTTTAGTAGTATCCCCGGAGTATCCGGAGACATTTCTGTAGACAATATATCTGCACTCAGCTTAACTGTTAATAACGTAAGTGCACTTAGCGTTACTGCTGCTTCATTTGACGGTGACTTAAAAGGTAGTGTATTTAGCGACAACTCGTCTGTACTAGTTGATAGTATAACAAGTACTTTAAACACTTCGTTGCTTTCTCTTAGCGGTAATACAATTTCTTCAAGCACTAGTAATGTCGTTATTGATACTGTTGGAGGAGTTAGTATATCTTCTGACGTTCCGTCTGTAGCAAAACTTAGTGGATTATACAACGGTACTGACATTCCACAAGTTGATATCCGTGCATCACGAGGAACGAATGAATCGCCTGCTACAATAAATGCCGGTGATTATGGTACTTCTCTTGCTTTTACAACTTATGACCCTGTTGGACAAGAAGCATACAGCAAAAGTATTGCTGCATTTATTCCACAACTAGATGCTACTGCTGTCAACACCGAGGATGCTCCAAAGTCTAACTTAATCCTTACAGTAGGTGCAGGAGACACCAACGGCGAAGATCCAACAGGAAACTACATGTACTGGAGCTGGGGCGGAAATGGTTCATTCAATACTAAGAGTGTAGAATTTAGAGCGCAAGATGCTACTTCGATCGGAAACATGACTCCTGTAGCAGGCACTATAATCTTCGACAGCGACACACAAAAGTTTAAAGGCTACGTAGACGATACTGGCCTTGCAGCAGGCGGAGCACCTAACTCAACGCCTGGTTGGGTCGAGTTAAACTAACGGTCTGAGAACATTCCAATCGTCCTTATGCCAATAAGGACGATTTATTTTATCAATATCAATTAATTTAATATCTGATATCTTTTGAAATATTTGATCATGCTTTTCTGTTAGAAACGATTCTGCAGATCGGCTAGTCCATAATAAAAAGATGTTTGGATCTTTTTCTTTCAACTTATTTAAAAATCTATTTTCAGCAGCAATTCTATATTTCATGCTTTGATGGAATATTCCAGGAACGTGGTCAAACATGTCACTTGCATTGAATATAGTTTTTTTGCCTGCGTCAAACCAGTCAAAATTAAATTCACTCATATAATCGATAGATATAAACTTAAAGTTTAACTTTCTAACAGCGTTCCATTTTTCTTCCCAATTATCAACAGAAGTTAAAAAGGTTTTCCATTGCTGTCTAACTTGTTCTATATAGCTATCATAATCATAAGGTAAATTATTAGGTAAGAAAAAATCTTGTTTTAAATAGAAATCTACATAGTCCTTGCCGTCCCATTCTGTTACCATAGCTTTCATAAACTGTAACACTAACGGATTAATGTCAGTAAAAATGATTTCGGTATCGTTAGTAAACCCCATTAAGTGCAAATTTTCGACCCAGTTAATACCAGTTCCTAATGTAATATACGTATCGACCGGACCGGCAAAATCTAAACTTGTATTCAATCGATCACTATTAAACGGAACAACAATGTTATTGAACATAAATTGATTGTAAAATAGCGATGTCGATTCTCTAAGAAATACATGATCGTACTCATAATAAAAATATTTTTTGTTGTTTCTAATATCTGGACCTAGATCTATTAATCTTTTGTTGTTATTAAGTCCAACTGTTAAAATATTCCAGCCGTGCATTGTTCCAGTATACTCAGTATATTCTGTTCCTAAAAGCAACTCTTGTGCAATGTAACCGTCATCTGTATTAGACAATGGCGCTATCTTTTTATGAGGTGTGTCAGAATCTTTACCGATAGTAGGACATCCTAGCGCTTTGTGCTCTTTTAGATTTACAATATAAAACTGATGGTGCAATTCAAAATATTTTTCGTTTCTATCTAATATATGGCCAGAAATGTAGAAGTCTTCTTTACATTTTTCTGCAATAGCATGTATTAATCTATCCGAAAGTTTGGGACTAGTACCTGACGCAATGATAACTGCATGTGTATACGTGTCTAGACCGCTTGCTAATAATTCGTCTTCATCTGTTCCGATACACACATCGTAACCATATTTTAGAAAACGGTTTATCATGTAATCAGATAAATTCTTTGCAATTTCCTTAGACCAGTCAGAAGTACAAGTGTCTAAGATGTCGTGTATACAAATAAGTATAGGCTGTTTGTTAGTATGTTTTGTCAGTATTTTTTGTATCATGCTTTTATTTAAGTAAATACATAATAAGGGGTTATTAATCGTGATTACTAAAGATTATTTTGTTTCAGATGCCAAGTATGTTAAATTAAACTTTCCAGTTGACTATAAAGGCATGTTAGAAGAAGCAATAGCACTTAAAGATCAATTTATAACACACCGTGATGGAAGTTACGACCACAAAGGATGGAAAAGTTTAGTTTTGCACGGATGGGATGACGGCCAATCAGGACATTGGAAAGATTACGGGTATAATACTATAGACCAAGTAGTTGAAAATTTACATTGGTCTGAAGCTTCAATCCAGTGTCCAAAAACTGTAGATTTTGTTAAAAATAAGTTTCCTAGTAACCTGTTCGGGCGAGTTAGATTTATGCTGTTGGAAGCGGGCGGACATATCGGAGAGCATATTGATTCTAAAGTTCCATTACTAGATAATACTAATATTAGTTTAAGCAATCCCGAAGGTTGCTTATGGCACTGGGGAGACGGTGACACGCTTTTCATGGAGCCTGGAAGTACGTATGTTATGAATATTCATTATCCTCATGCTGTTTATAATAATAGTAATGAAGACAGGTATCATTTAATAATACATCGGTTTGATTCAACTAACGAATGGAAAACTGAGTTAAATAGAGCATGTAAGGAACAAAATATTACAGGAAAGTATCATACACACGAGGTATTAAATTGAAAAACTTAGACTCTATTTCAGCAGATAGCCGACTACTAGTAACTACTAAAGACGGTATGATAATTACAACCGACGGAAATAATGTTTTAAGAGTTCAAGGCACGTACAACGGCGGAGATAAACCGCACCTCAATTTTCATACTATACGAAATACAACCGACAACCCTGCTATGTTACAACCGGGAGATTATGGTATGAACGTTAGCTTTACTACATGCTATTATGAACACGGTAATGACATTGGTAAGAGTATTGCATCTTTAATTCCGCAAGTTGACCACAATGCAGATATGAGTCAACTTGCTCCTGCAAGTAATTTAAACGTGCTTGTTAATTCCGGTGACGAAAACGGAGAATATGCTAACATATATAGAGTATGGCGTTTTAATAAAACTGGAGCGATAGAGTCTAAAATATTTCAATGTTTTACACAAAGTACCGAGGATATTAGTAAAATAACACCTGAAAACGGTATGATAATTTATAATACCGATATTGATAAATTTCAAGGCTATGCTAACGGTCAATGGGTAGACTTGCACTAAGGAGCTTAACATGAATAGAAAAACAATAACCAAAATACCAAATCTTAAGATAGATATCGAAGCAGCACAAAACTGGTATCAACGTTTAGAAACAGAATTTCAAGATCAGAAATGGGTAGGTTTGGGCGGATGTGCTTGCGAAAATCCTTGGGCAGACGACAAAGGGTATGGCTGGGGGTTGCAAACTATCTATAACGATGTTACTCAACCTTATCATGCATACGAAAATAACGAAGTCGGTGACTATACACTATACAAAAAAACAGGGTGTTGTGTAGACTGGGCAGCAAAAGCTATAGATGCATTTCCGACTGCTCACAGAAGTATTGTAGGTATTGCTCCTCCAGGTACCATTGTAACACCGCATACTGATCAGGAAAATAAAATTAAGATACACATTCCGATAATTGCCGACGACACCCATTGGTGGGCAACTAATGATGGATTGGATCATATGTATCCAGGAAATGCTTACATATTAGATGTTAAGCAAATGCACGGAACTATGAACTGCGGTCACGTTACTAGAGCTCATGTTATTATTATTTGCGATACTGAGGAATTTGAAAACATTTACAACATGTCCGGTACTATTTAATTACCATCTAGGGTATTTGTTAAGCTCTTCGTAGAATCTATCCACGTTAAGTTTCCAAACAGTTTGAATTGCGCCGCGATATTCTATTTCACCGCAGTTTGTAACTTGTCCTGACTTCTCCATTGCAGGAAAATATATGTTATGTACTAAACGTTGAGATCCTGATTCAAGATTGTTAGAAGTTATATACAGGTTATTATTTTTGCCTGCCCATTCTATGCAAGCAGGAATTAAAAACTGTCCAGTTGCATGTTGATGTGTTATGATTTGATTTCGAGTGCGTAAACTAGTTGTTTCAATTTCATCTGTAAGTATACAAGTTCGGGCAGCAATTCGATATGCTCGTTCTCCCATTTCAGGAAAACTATGTGCTGCAACACTGCCTACTGGCTTATCTTTGTAATACAGTATCCAAGTGTTACTTTCTGTTTCATTGCGAAAACAGTCTTTAAGCCAAAAGCGACTAGAATTATTTTCGTATCCTTTCTCTTTTGCTTTATTATAAAATTCTTCTAAATCTAAATCATCAGTAAACGGAACTATCTTATACATTAAGTGCCTTCTCTATAAAATCTTCTGGATAATTAGTTCTAAAACTATTCCAACATAGTTTGTCCATAAGTTCCCAAGGTTGGGGCTTATCCCATTCTATGCCTAGGTTTGCTAAATGTTTACGCATTTCGTCCTGACGTGTACTGTAGATATGACTTTCAACTTCTGATATGCTAATACACGGTTCGGTTTCGTGATACGTAAAAAAATAATTAATACTCTTTAACCTACCATCTATTACAAAGTAACTAGAAGGATGCATACTATATTTGTGCAATCCTAAACTCTTGTGTGCTTTTATTATCTCAAGCATCTGATCTTGCCAGTCAGGTAACACCTTATTGTAATTTTCAGTTAAACACCCGGCTCTATTCCAAAAATCTTTACCGTCGATGTCTAAATATATTTTACATTGTTCAATATCTACCTCGAAGTTAGGCACAAGCTCTGGATAATGCGTGTTCATAACATTTAAGTATTTTACTTCTCTATGAAACTTTTCTTGCATTTTATCAGAGTCAACTACTTGATTTTGTCCAGCATGATACATGCCATCATTATGATACCACTGAACAAATTTAGTCAACTCTTTATTTGTAAGACTTGTGTAGATTAAATTGTTTCGACATAATCCAACTCCGGGAATATTATTCCAGTAGTATTCGTAGTTCATATTGTCTCCTTGCACTGTTAGTTATCAATAAATACTCAGTTAACTAATAAAGAGTGAAACTATGAGAACTTATTTAAATACTTCTACTACCTCGTTATGTACAAAATGTTACAAACATGTATCTGCAAAAACCTTTATAGAAGATAATCAAGTTTACATAGAAAAGTCTTGTCCTGAGCACGGTTACGAAAAATACTTAGTAGAGCCGAATGCTGAGTTTTATGTTAACTATAACTATCCTAAACGAAATCTTCAAGAGTTTTTTGACGCAGTATGCTTAGACATTACAAATCGATGCAACTTAGCGTGTCCGCATTGCTATCAAATACCCGACAGTCTAAGCCAAGATACTAGCATCGAGAATATTATTAACGGAATAAAAAAATGGTCTAAACAACGTGCAATAGTACTAATGGGTGCAGAACCAACTGTGCGTAAAGATCTACCTGAATTGATAGAGGCAATTAACGAAGTTTCTATGCGTCCAGTAATGATACTAACAAACGGTGTTAATCTTTCTCGTATAGACTATGCTAGTCAGTTTACAAAATTTGACAATGTATATTTTACATTCGGTCTTAATCATCCTGATTACCAAGGACACACTGTAAGACATAAGCAAGAGCAAGGACTAGCAAACTGTCAAGCAATGGGGCTGCCTATAAAAAATATTAGCTACACACTTGAAGGATTTCATCAATTAGAGTATTGCTTAGACGAAATACAAAAGTTTAACAATGAAAAGAAATACTGTAATATGTATAGAATTAGAGTAGGTACAGATATAGGTAGATGTCCTGATCAAGATGCAATGTATATGAGCCAACTTGTTAAACATGCAAAGGAAATTGCAGACAACAATAATTGGTCATTTGTTCCTAAGCCCGAACTTGGAATTAGGGCACACTACCCTGTTGAAATAAACGGTGTACTTATAAAATTAATACAATGGCCCGATGTACGCACATTAGACTTAGACGAAACACAGACAGAGTCCTGGGCCGATATGCTTCCGGGATATCCAGCAAGTCCATTAGTACACCAAGTTATTTTAAGAGACCAACTTGTTAATAATAACACTCCATTATTAGATATAGTAGACGAAAAATATAGGATGCTGTAATGTTCCATGGACTAATGTTTAGTTTCAGAAAAGAACGTGTTGAACGAGGAACCGGAGCTCACAGGATTGCATCGTTTCTTCGCGAAGAAGGTTGGGATGTTGAAGTTGTAGACTTTTGCAACGAATGGACATTAGAAGAGCTACAAGAGCTTGTTAGAAGTCGAGTAACGTCGGAAACTAAATTTTTTGGCTTTAGTAGTTTCATTAACTGGTGGCCTCTTCATGCTAATCTGTTTACTGCATGGCTCAAAGAAACATATCCAGATATAGTAACAATACTCGGCGGGCACGGAGCACTAATAACAGATTCTCACAATATCGATTATTATATCGATAGTTTTGGCGAAGTTGCAATGTTAGAATTGTGTAAGCACTTGTTCGGGAATGTTATATTCAATGATAAATTAAAGTTTGAAGATGTTAAAGGAAAGCGTGTTATTAAAGCACTACACGCATTTCCAGCATGGAACTTGCCAACTTATAGAAATAAGCACGAAGTAAGAGATTTCCTACAACCATACGAAATGTTAGTTATTGAATCAAGCAGAGGTTGTAAATTTAAATGTGCATTTTGTAACTTTCCTGTACTAGGAGTAAAAGAAGATACTAGTAGAAGCGCAGAAGATTTAGAACAAGAATTAAAATATAACTATGACACGTGGGGTATAAAAAACTATACCTTTGCAGACGAAACATTCAATGACAGAATTGAAAAGTTTACCAAATATGGTCCTATGATTCAAAAGTTAGATTTTGATCCGTGGTTCATGGCGTTTATGAGAGGTGATCTTCTCATACATCAAAAACCGTACTGGGACGAGATTAAAGCAATGGGCCTTGGCGGGCACTTTTACGGTGTTGAAACTTTTAATCACGAAGCAGGGAAGATCATAGGTAAAGGTATGAATCCCGATAAAATGAAAGAAGGTTTATTAGAGTTTAAAAACTTTTTAGAACCTGAAGGTATATATAGCGGATGTATCAGTTTAATTTGTGGGTTACCGAAAGAAACTCCTGAAACATATTTAGCTAGTATACAGTGGCTAGTTGATAATTGGGCTCCGCAAAGTATTGCAACATGGTACTTAGATCTTCCAGATATTGATGACCCTCACAGTAATCTAAGTGCATTTTCAACAAATCTTACAAAATACGGTTTGCGAAGAACAAAAGTTGTAGAAGAAAAAGGAGACAGAGGACATCATCACTTTTACCCAGGCGTAAAGATGTCTCATGTATGGGAACACGACAACATGACACAATATCAAGCTATGGACTTAGTTAGTGATGTTTTTAAGAAATATTGGAGTGATGAGAAACATATATTTGCTCCGTCAGGTTTTTCTGCAACAACAGGACTTGTACAATATCAAACTAACGATATTAAAATTCCGTTAGCACCCCAAAAATGGTATAATGATGGTCACGAAAATGTAAATAAATTTATAAACGATTATAAAACAAAAAAGTTGAATTGGAAGAAAAATGATTAAAGGTATTAATAACTCACCGTATATAGACTTAGAGCCTTATTTAGATATGTCTGGATTTGATGCGTTACAACCTGAGATATATAAAGGGTTTGCTCTAGCAAGAGAGTATGCTAAGGAAGGGACCTGGATGGAGCCTGGATTTACATTCGACGACATGAGTTATAAAGTAAATTGGACTCCGATATATGCTGCAATGCAGCAGTTTATGTCTTTGCCAGACAATGATCCTATTAAGGTAGAAGGTATGAAACTTTGGCCTACTGACTTTAAAGACTATAAGCAAAGAAATTTATTTACACGCTATCTTAAAATGGCAATGGGAGCATACGATCCTTACATTTACTACTTTCTATGGGAAGAAGGAGACTGGGACGACCGCCCAGGAGAGCGGCAACTTACAGAAGAAGCAGCACACTTTCCGGGAGTAGTAAACTGGGTTCTAAAATTAAAAGAACAGAATATTTTTGAACATATCGGCCGTGTTATTTTTTTCCACTGCGAACACGACGGTTTACCGTTTGAACACAGAGATTTAGATGCAAAGAATGGTATGAACGTTGCTATGCCGCATCGCAATGAATTCATACATGTACGTCCAGATACACGTAATCAATTTTATCTGTGGGATCCAGAAAAGAAAATGAAGTATGGATTAAATACTAGAGCTGCTTGGTGGAATGATCAAGATTGGCACGGTGGTAATCGTGTTATGGCACAAACATACGGATTACGTATTGATGGAAAGTTTACAGAAGAATTCCGTAAAACATTAGGTGTTGATCACTTGGAGTTTTATTAATGCAATGTATAGGAAACTATAAAGACTGGATTAATCCAGCATGGATAACTTATATGGAAAATAATACAGGTTATTCTCATCCAAGATTAGACCCTTCAGAATACGGTTCTAAAAACCAAGATACTTTAGACAAAGTTAAAAGATACGGTAAAGATGCGTTGTGGCATAATTTTGAACCAGATAATTTTCCGTTTGATGTCGAAATACCTGTAAAGTCTAATGGTAGAACAGATTGGTGGTTTGTAAAAATGCTTACTGGTGATCTAATTCCTTTCCATAGCGATCATCCTCCTCGAGACGGGTGCGAAGGCAAAAAGACTAGACGATTTTGGATGCCGTTACAAGACTACGTAGAAGGTCATGTTTTTATTGTTTGTGGCGAGTTAATTAAAGATTACCGTGCCGGCGACTTATTTGAATATGACCCGGACGGAAGGCACGGCGGATTTAATATAAACACAGATATACCTAGGTATACACTTAACTTTGCGATATACGAATAATGTTTAATTTTGTTACTAATATAAAAGAATGGATTACTCCGGAATTATTAAATCACTTAGAGACTTGTACAGGTGATACAGTACCAGTATGGCAGCCAGATAGATGGACGGGTCACCCTACACTTGATGAGTTTAGAGAAAAAGCAAGGCCATTTTTTGAAAATAATACACCTTACTTTCAACAGTTTAATGCTAATAGTAAAGACATGCAGGATTTTCCTTTAGAAATTCCTAAATTCCCAAAAACACGAAAAAACATGCATTGGTGGTTTATTAAATTGTTGCCAGGACAAATGCAGACAATGCATATTGATCCCCACCTTGTAGAAGTTAAAAATCCTGTACGTTATTCTGTGTTTTTACAAGACTATATACCTGGACATATTTTTATGTTTGACGATTTCATGGCAACTAATTATAAAGCAGGGGACGTTTTTGAGTGGAACGATCCTGAATGTATACATGCTGCTGTTAATGTTAGTTACGATATTAGATATACTCTGCAAGTAACATTCCATGACTAAGATAATCTGTATCGGACGCCCCGGTCACGGTGGCATTGCAGCTAGCTTGAAAAAATATTATCCTGATACGTGTTTTGTAAGTAAAAGCACTGGTCAAGACTTATTGATTAACGATCATTATAATCATTTTATAAACAATGTTAAAGATTATAACGTGTTTATTAACCATTCACAAATAGCAATAGGTATGCAAGAACAACTTCTTAAAGATGTTTATAAAACATGGACAGAAAACAAAGTTCACGGACACATTATCAGTATAGGTAGTATTATAGAATTTGACGAGTGGTCTTGGTTAGACGAAGCAACGGCTAAAGAGAAACTTAATATTAGGAATACTAGTCTCAGCTTAAACTCCGAACTAATTAAAACTACACATTTAATAACAAGCGGATTTAATCGCTACGGCCCTGAAGATGATGTTAAAATAGATCCTGATAAAATTGTAGAAACTATTAAATTTATATTAGAAGCAGATGTTGACATACCTCTAATATACGTAGAACATACAAACGATGCTAGGTTAAACAAATGGAGAAATATTAAATCTTCTTAGCTTTTAGATGATACATATATTTCGGTGTTAGTCCTGCATTAACGCCAATGTGGTATTCGTTAAATCTTTCCCAAAATATTCCGTCGCCTTCTTTCATATTATAAAAACAATCTTCTTTTCCTAATATAAAGATATGCCCTGGTTCGCAGTCTTTTATAAAGATACTAAGCCTTAGAGGGTTATCATAATCCTCTGGATCATCCTCAACGTCCCAGTGCCACGGTGCACTGTATCCTGGATCAATTCTACTAATCCATGAACGTCTATATCTGATGCCAAAATGCTTACATAAAAGTTTATCTATTTCAGTAGTATAGTGAACTTCAGGATAAAAGTTAATCCATTTGATGTGAGAGTCTGGGTAGTTTGCTTCGGTCCAAGATTTTTTTATTTCGCTGTACGCAGGAACTTCCATTCTCCATATACTAGGATCAGGAGTAATCGGTACGCCTTCTTGACCTTCAAGACTATCGACTAATTCTTTCCAGTTATATTCAAACTTAAATATTTTACAATTAGTGTACTCTCTCATCTTATCTTAAATCCTATTTCCTATTACACGGAGATTTATTTAAATATCCTATCATAAAACTCAGGCAACGGATCACCCGGCCATTTAATCCAAGTTTTTAAAGAATTTTTGAAATGGTTTCCCATTTCATAATAATCACCGTCTTTTACTTCTGAAAATCTGTGCTCAGAATCTACGCCTATTATAGGTTCTATTAGATTTTTGTGTATACGAGTATCATTTTTAGGTATCGTTGCATAATAGTCAATCATTTTTATTTGTCCGTCATTAGTATAAAAGAAACAATGCGGATATATTGATGCTTTATAATAACCGCTATCATTTAAATCTTTTAAAACATTAAACAGATCGACTTTCCAATTAGGAAATTCCTCATCTAGTGATCTACCTTCTTCATATATTGGCCAGTTTAAACTTTCTTTGTTAAACTCAATTAATAGTTTTCTATTTTCAAAATCTACATCATATAATGTCGGGCACCACGGCTTTCCTTGGAATAGTTTTATAAAGTTAAGTTCTCTGTCAAAAAAGAAGTTCATTAACTCTTCCGACCTAGGAACACAACTACCATCCATATATTCCGTATCTGTCAAGTAATGCATACACATCTTGTCATGTTCGGGACTAATTGTTGGAGTATACAACACATTTGTCGAACAAGGATATCCATTAGTAAGTTTCTTTATATACTCCCAACCTGTATTATCAATCATTAATTTTAACTCCGAAGTTATTGGTAGCTAATGCTATTAATCTGTCTATGTACTCAGGAGCAATGTCCATAGTTACTATAGCATCTGTATAAGTAAAATTATTAATTGCATTTTCTTTATTAGCAGCATTTAAAAACGCACTAATACTGTTATCAAACTCATATCTAGCATCTTCTAAATCAGGAATTTTAGAAGTAATTTCTATACTAACTAAATCTTGTCTATTGCTTCTTGTAAGTAATTTTCTTGCTACTAATTGCACCCGAGGTCTATTGCCAAAATTTACTGCTGTATGCCTTAAGCTAGCGTCCATATAATACCAAGTGTAATCAGTTTCTAACTTAAACATTTGTTCGTTGTCTAAGTCAATAAGATATCCGCATTTAGAATTAATATTCAAGTGCCAACGATCGTCAATGTCGCTATGGCTAGAATAAGAATCTGTTTGGTTTAAGACAATAATTCTTGCTTCCCCAACAGTATACGGTAATGTGTTTAGTATGTTTTCCCAAACAGACCCTTTATACTCTTCTTTAATGTTCCAAGGATCGTAAAAAAAGTTACCAGTTGGTGTATTTAATGTTTGTCTGAAACTATCAAGAGATACCTGTTCTCTTGCAGTGTCAATTAAACTTTTAGGCACTGTATAACCGGTCTTAGTAATCATAAATGTATTTAGTGTTCCGTTAAGTGTGGTAAGTAGTATTATGACAGAAATAATAGTTAAAGACGAATGGCAACGTATCGGAATAAGTTTAAGTGGAGGCGCAGACAGTGCATTACTTGCCTATCTTATACTAAAAGAAACTGATGCAGATATCTACTTTACAACACAAATACGTATGTGGAAGACTCGCCCGTGGCAAAGGTATGTTGCACAAGACGTAGTAAATTGGTTTAAAGATCACTTTTCAAATCGAATAGAGCACATCGAAGGGTTTATTCCGCCGGAAATGGAAGAGCCCCACACAACTTATATTGCTGACGAATATGGCCAACTAAAACCAGGCAATCGTATTATACTTAGAGCCCATAATGAATGGATTGCGCACACTTATAAATTAGATGCATGGTATGCTGCTGTTACTAAAAATCCAGGAGATGTTCCCGGAGGACTTCCCGAAAGGGACGAAGGAGTACTACCGTTACAAATGGAACACATGGGGGTTGACATTTTACACCCGTTCGTGTATACTACTAAAGACTGGATTATTAAAAAATACGTCGAAGAGAATATTTTAGATTTGCTTAACATAACTCGCAGTTGTGAAGGCGAGTTTAAAGACTTAGATTATACAACATATACACCAGGACAAACTGTTCCTACATGCGGAGAGTGTTTTTGGTGTAAAGAGCGAGAATGGGCTATTGAACAAGCCAATTGAACCAGTGATGCTATGGGAGATACAATCATAAATGGCAAGATTAATTACTTTTGGTTGTAGTTTTACATATGGACAAAGTATGCCCGATTGTGTCGAAAAGGGTAATGTATACAATCCTGGTCCTAAGCCTAGTAAGTTTGCTTGGCCAAATGTATTATCAGAGATATTAAATATTAAATGTGTTAACCAAAGCAACTGCGGTGCGAGTAATTTAGAAATACTGTATAAAATATTAGATTTTAAATTTAAAAAACATGATATTGTAATTATAATGTGGTCGTTGCCAAACAGAGATGTTTATTTTACAAGATTAATGCAACCTTATAGACAACTTGGCGTATGGATGGCTAATAAAATTTCTAAAAAATGGATGTTAACATTGGACGAATATGATTATATTCAACGCTCGTGGATTTACATGCATCACGCAGATTTATATTTAAAAAACTTAGATGTAAAATATATGCACTATCCAGCAAATGCTGATAAACTCACAGTTAAATCATCATTAAAAAACATATCTATAAATAATTTATATTTAGACGGACAAGCATGTTGTGACTTTGCGTTGGACAATAGTCATCCCGGCATAGAGTCACATAAACAGACTGCAAATAACATTTTTAACATATTAGATAAGCATATATTAAATGAATCATAAAAGTCTAACAGAAAGCTGTACATTTTGTATGCATCCTTTTACAGGACTTGCTACACGAGAAGACGGGGCAATTAAAGTTTGCTGTCGTAGTCAGCCTATTGGCTATATTCAAAACGAAACCCTTGAAGAAGCATGGAATAACGACACCATGCGCGAAGTACGCAGACAAGTATTAAACAACGAACGCCCTGATGTATGTAAACCGTGCTTTGACCTAGAAGATCAGGGTGTACAGAGCTTACGACAGCGTCATACAGCAGGGGTAATACCCGAGGCTAGGGTCAACTTATACCCTAACGCATTAGACGCTTTAAATGACGATTACACAATGCCCTTTGAGATTCCTACTATGGAAATCAAGCTCAACAACTTGTGCAATCTAAAGTGTCGCATGTGCAATCCGCTCGATAGCACTAGTTGGAAAGACTGGAACGAAGTTAAACCATTTTACGAAAAAGAAAATAATATTCTTATTCCTATTGTTGACGCACTTACAGACACACCGGGCAAATATATCGGACCGTTTGACAATTCAGACAACTGGTGGAGTAGCTTTGAAAAACTATTACCTTACTTTAGACGTGTAGAGTTTGCAGGCGGTGAGCCGCTGATGGATCCATACCATTACAAAATACTAGACAAACTTGCAGAGTATGGTGATAACATAGAACTAAAGTATGCTACAAACGGCACTACGCTAGGTATAAAAGGCGGACGTACTATACACGACTATTGGCCTAAGTTTAAATCAATTGCTGTAAACGTAAGCATAGACGGCTTGCACGATGTCTATGAGTACATTAGAGGCAATGGTAAGTTTTCAGAAATAGAAGAAAACATCGAAGTGTTTAAATCATTTCCTAATGTAAGTCGTGTAGTAGGTGCATTTACGGTACAAGCAAATAACATTATGCAAATAGATCAAGTTATAGACTATTTCATCAATAAGTTAGGTATTGTATTTTATTCGCACCGTGTAACTTATCCTATGGCATTAAGTGCGCAAGTATTACCTCCGGAATTAAAAGAAAAGATAGTAGAAAGACTTGAAGCAATGAAAGCTAAAGTTTTAGAATATCCGTTAGTTAAAGAGCATACATTATTAGAAAATGTAACACTACAACAAATACAAGATAACATTAACTTCTTACAAGCAAAATGCATGTACAACACACACTGGAAAGATTGTGTGGAGTTTAATAAGCGTTTAGATAAAACTAGAAACCAAGACTTCCTTGCAGTTAATCCAGAATTTAAAGATTATGTTTAAGATTATTTTAACCAACGGCGCTGAAGATCTTGAATTGGAATTCAAGGTCAGAAGTACTGACATTGCTAAAAAATGGTTTGACGAACTGTCTCGATCTTATCCATTATACGAAGTAGATCGATTCACTAACTGGGGCAATTCAGATCTAATATCTGAGTTAAACGAGCAAATTAATATCATCAATTCTTATCAGGACTTAGTTCCTAGTTTAACTAATGAAGTTACACAAGAAGCACTAAATTATTTGCATAAATTCTTTGAAGACCTAATCGGTGATGTAACTAAAGGAAGCACAGAATGGTTTAACGCTGCTCCTCTGCACGTACAAGAAGCAGTGCGAAAATTTAATATACTAATACACAAATTAGAGGCAGATACTAGAACATCTGATCATCCTACAGTAGTAGTAACATTTAAAGATAGGCCTATCTTTAAATTATCTAATAACGATTTAAAATATTTTACATTTCGCTGGACTTCCGGAACAGTGTATGTAAATTATTGCCAGACAGGAAAGACTATACTAGACGTTTTTAAGGATAACGATAAAATTGCAGAAGGTATAAGACCGCAAGAGTTTTACAGTGCAGATTTTATGATCAAGTTCGGTCCTACAACTCCGTATATTAAATATCTAATAAGGAAGGTATTAGTACATGCATGGCTGCCCCTCCAGAAATTTAAGTTTAAAAATTTAAATTTAGGAATGATTCCTGTTGCAGATATTACTAGTCCTATAGCACATAGTACATTAAGAAAATATAATAGAGTTAAGGAAGTAAAATGTATAAAGTAGAAAGTCGCTGGCAGCATCAAGATTCAATTAAAGTAGAATGGAATATCGGTAAGCGATGTAACTTAGACTGTACGTACTGTCCTGCAGAAATACATGATAACTTTAGTCCGCATACAAACGTAAAAGTAATGCTAGACACAATAGATGCACTAGCCGAACTAGACAAGCCAGTACGACTTAGTTTTACGGGCGGTGAACCTTGTGTACATCCGGATATTGCAGATATAGTAGAACATGCTGCACAGCGATTAGACTGGATTAACATAACAACCAACGGCACACTTCCGCCTAAATTTTATAGTAAGCTTCCAGTAAATCATTATGTTTTTAGCCTACATGTTGAAGACGACGATAACTGGCAGAGATGTGCTAATAATGTGTTGTTTTGGTCGCAGCTAAACGAGACAGGAAGACAAATTCCTTTTCAAGTTAATCTAATGGCGCATCACGATCATATGGACAGAGTAAAAACCTGTGCAACTATGTTTGACGGGCACGGCATTCCGTATGTTGTAAGACGCATACGCTGGACAGAAAAGCACGACTGGTTTGATGACCTAAAATATAAAGCAGAAGATTTACAATGGCTAATAAATCAAAAGTCGACGGCTAAGCCAAACTGCGTTATTGACGACGAGGAACTGGCACACGCTAACGATATTATCAAAGAGCATCGTAACCAATTTGAAGGGTGGACTTGTGCAGCCGGTATTCAGAGCTTAATGATAAATTGGGATGGCAATGTGCATCGTGCCACTTGTAGAGTAGGCGGAAGTTTAGGTAACATTTATAATGGTAGTTTCGAAGCACCCGAAGATTGGATAACCTGCACACGTAAATGGTGTACGTGCGCTGCCGATATTCCATTGACTAAGATTTCCACTTTGTGATATGCGTGTCGGGCTGGCATGCACAACAATCTCTATCGCAAATAATATAAGGCCTATCTATATTTTTTAAATCATTAAGTAAGTCCGTTGAATATAAATTTAAATCTACATTAAACTTAATGTTACACGAGCCCGAAATATTTCCTGATGGAAATATTGTAATTTTTTCCGACACAACGTTGCACTTCCAGCCTGTGAAGTAATTTAATTTATTTATAAGATAATAATTTGCATTTGCAGGTACTATTTTATCATCAGGATATATTGCTATACTTTCAACCATTTTGAAATCGTTACGATTCTTTAAAATATAATCAGATTCGGGCAATCGTTGTGCAGGTTGACTTAAGAACTTTAACTGTTCTTCTGTGCAAGATTCGATATCGTGTCCAGGAGCAATAACAACTTCTTTTGCAAGTATGAACCAACTATACTTACTTTGTTTCATAGTTTCAATATCAGCTAAACATTTGTCCCAGTTGGGCGCATCCATTAATACCATAGCAGTAATTTTCTTACCATTTTCCCAAATAAGATCTGCAACTTCCATGTAATGTTTTATATCTGTATATTCGTTATGATAGCTTAATATAACTTCGTCGATATAAGGAATTATAGTTTTCCACCATCGAATCGTACGAGAACCGTTACACGTTAATTGTATGTAGACATCATGTTCTTTTCTTATTTCAGTACAAAATTTTACTAAATGAGGCCAAAGTGTTGGTTCGCCGCCGCCTGCTATTTCTAAATAGATTTTTGTTTTATTAAATTTGTCTTTATAAAACTCAAACAACTTTCGAAAATTATCTATTACAAAATCAATATCATCTCTGTATCTAAACTTTGCAGGATGACTACCTGGAAAGCAATAAGAACAATCAAAGTTACATATATCAGTTGGAAAATATGTTATTGCAATATATTCTTGCTCTTGTATGTTAACAATCTTTAAAAGAGATGTCATAACAAATGTCCTAGTTCTGGAAATACTGTAGCTGCATTTAATCCGCGGATTGCATCTAGTTTGTTTACGTATTCTTTAAAGCCAGATAACAAATGACTGCTATCTCTACTATCCATATGATTTAATATTCCTTCCCACTGGTTCCAGCCTTTAGGATTATGCTTCCAAAAGTCGTCTTCTTGTGTGTAATTGTCCCACAACCATTGTTTTAATTCAGCAAACCGGTTGCGTACATCTTGCTTATCTTCTTCAGGAAGCATAGTAATGTTTAAGAATGTAGGTATGTGTACAAGATGTGCGTTAATTAGTCCGCCGCCCATGACATAACCGCTGATTGTACCAATGTTCATCTTTTTAAAGTTGCTAGTAACTTTCCATTTAATAAACTCCGGTATATGTTTTATATTAAACACCTGGACTGCTGTTGCAATACTAATGTGTATATTATCAGGTGTGTTGTCAAGTAGTCTTAAGGTGCGTTCTACTTCTTCAAACTTTGTAGGGAAACGTATATATTCGTCACGTTCAAAGCAAGCGTCAATACTAATAGCAAACTTAACTTTCTTGAACTTCGACCACAGTTCAATTAATTCTTCATCTACTAATATTCCGTTAGAATTATAACGCAATAATATTTGCTCTTGATAGCCTTGGCGAATAATTTCTTTAATAAACATTTTATGTTCGCGAATCATCAAAGGCTCGCCGCCTGCAAAATACACTTGTTTTAAATTAGGTATCTGTGCATATAACTCGTCCCAGAATTCTTTGCGTTCGTGCCATTTGTTATTAAATTCCTTCTTATCCCATCGCATTTGCTGTTTAACGTTATCGTCTTGTAATACAGGAATAAGCTTTTGCCAGTCTGATACCCACTTACTCGAATCATGAGGACTACACATAACACATTTAATGTTACAAGTATGCCCTAAACGCAAGTCTAGATATTGTAGTTGTTCAGGAACAGTTCCATCTTCTTTTGTTTGAGCAATCAGTTCTTGTACATCAACACCTTCATCTGTTACCCACGTAGCAGTTTCCCAGATACGTTTACTTACAACCCCTTGAGATTCTTCTTTAAAGCAGCCGGCGCAACTAGCAGGTATGTTGCCTTCTAGCATAGTATTGCGAACTCCGCACATATAATCGCTGTTAAATGCTTCTAAAGGCGATGCGTGTGCAAAATTAGTAGGACGTCCGTTATCACCTTTGATTAACCCTATTTCATGATCTTCTCCTGCACCACTAGCATTAGCAGTACAACACAATCGCATATCGCCGTTAGGCCGTGTTGCTAAATGTATCCAAGGAAGTACACAAAAGGTAGGTGTTCCAGATACTTTTTCTATTTCTTGCTGGTACTTTTTTAAGTCAGACACTATTGTTTTCTTCCTATAATCATAAAACGAGTATATTTCGGAGTGTCAAAATTACCTCGCCATATCGGCTTAATTTTGCTCATAGTTGTAAAATGGTCTATATCAGAAGCGCATCGTATATGTTCTTCTAACTCAAAGTAATTATTGCTTTGTAGTACAATTAGTGACGTATCCGACACATTACTTAACCATTGCTCGTATTGTTCTTGTGTAATATGTTCGCAGCTTGTATTAATAACAACATCTGCCTTTTTAGTATACTCGCACATATCTGCGGTTACTGCACGAAACATTCCGCGAATTTCGTACAGCCGATTTATTGTAGTTGCAATTTCTTTGCAAGTAGGATCTATATCAACACTTGTTATTTTCCCTACTTTTATATTGCTGTTAAAAATTAAGCTTGCTAATACACCATTCCAGCCTCCGTATATAACAATCTCACTTGGACGACTAACAAATTTTTCTAGAGTTTCGATCAACCATTGTTTGCTGTGTACTTGACCTTTCCAAAAACTTTCTAATGTACGATATCGATCTTCGCTGTTTCGGATTGCATCCATCCAAAAAAGTACATCTTCTAATTCAACTTTCATTGCTTTTCCTTAGGAAGTTTTGAATCTGCTGAGCTAACACACGACGGAGTAATACACTTACGCGGCGTCTTAAACAGCTCAAAGCCGTCGTTTAACGTGCCTAACGGCTCATCATGGCAACTGTAGCTTCGTTTAACTTCTTGTTCGCGTATAACGCATCCTTGATAGCCTGCATTGCAGGTCCAGTCTTTAAACTTATTAAACCCGAACGCATTTAATCGTTCTGCTTGGTCTAAGTTATACTTTTTGCCGCTTTTGTCTTCTAGCTCGACTTGATAGAGAGGTATTAACTGTTTGTAATTGTCTGGGATTCTTTGAGGGAATCCTTGCTGCATTATTTGCATTTGTTCTTCAGTGTAACCTGTAACAACAAAAGAAGCAGTTGGGTCGGATTGTGGTTTTAAAGTAACGTTAATTCCTCTATCAGCAAACCGTTTAAGTCGAGCGTAAAGATCATCGAACATGTCAGGAACCATAACTTGGTTAATAGTAACAAATACTCCATTATTCATTAGTTGGAGACACTTATCTCCAAACTCTTGTTCATTAGCAAACTCTGCATGGAAGCTAGCAGTAATGCTTCTACGCTGTAATTTGCTCGTTGCGTCTAACCATCTATTCCACCATTTGCTACCTGGACTTAGATTTGTAGTCATGTGTATGCTTTGGTATTCGGGTGCTGTATCACTACAGTAATGCTCTATAAGCTCCCCAAAGTACTTATACGCAGTAGGCTCTCCGCCGCTAAAACTGAAATGAAAGTTCTTAAATCCGTTTTCGCGAGCTTGCCTTTTTATTTCATCAAGTGTATTCTTATATGTTTCTAGTGTTTGATGGTCAGGAGTACTACTGCGAGCATACGGCCAACAGTACGAACAGTTGTAGTTACAGAATCGTGCAAGTATCCAAGATACTGTAAATAAATCAGTACCTAGCAGAGTTTTTTGACCCAGCTTTGTTATATCATTCCACGGTATATTTGTTGTTGTCATCATAAACTGCTTTGCTACACTGTCTTGTACAAGTTAAACATTTGTTTTTTCCTTGCCAAAATTCTGGCAATCCTTCAAATAAATTTTTATTGCTATCTAAAATATTGTCACTACAATTTGGAACACCGATTTCTTCAAGTATGCTTTTTGTATTTTCTACACTGATATTTCTAAGATAATGTATGGGCAATTTTTCTTCGACAGGTTGTTCTAAGTAGTCGCCGCCCAGCCAACAACAAGGTAAAATGTTTCCATAAGGATCTATGTAAATGCCTCGATCACTTATACATTTAGGATCTATTGTTGCTGCTTCAATTGCAGCATTACGTATATTAACATCAACTAGTGCATTTAAACTTTTGTTAGGTGTACGTTTAAATCGAGTTGTTTGCGCAGGTTTTATTGTATACTCTATAGTGTTGTCGTTACTGTATACTTCGTATTCTGTCATATCATAAAATCGTGTAGTACTTACAAAATTAACACTGCGAACACCTAGCTTTAATAAGTAATCTTCGAGCATATCCGCTTCTAGTTCGTTATGCTGAAATACTAAACTGTCTACTCTTGCATTTCCGCCGGCGTCGATAAACGCTTTCATATTTTCGATAACTTTATCAAAATTTGTATTTTTACGATAAAGTTCGTGTTTGCCTTTAAATCCGTCTACTGCAAATACTACTTCGATATTATACTGTGCTAATTTAGCCCACCAGTCAGGATTACGCATACCGCCATTGGTATGTATTGCTAGCTTTGTTGTAGGATTACATTCACGCACGTATGCATATATCTCTAAACAATCTTTTGCAAATGCAGGGTCGCCGTAGTTGCCGCAACTGTAAAAGTTGTTTAACTGAGCTAGAAAATCTTTTGGAAACCATTCTTTAAACTGTTCAAAGCTTATGTCACCGTTGCGTATAAACGGGCGAGTTTTGCCTCCGTGATAGTTTCTAGCACACATAGGACACTGGGCTTGGCACTTGTCCGTAAGTTCAATGTGAACCGTCTTTATATCAGATACTAACTGCATCAAACTGTTCCTTTAACCAATCAAAATTGTTTATAAGCTTTAATTTTTCTGGATTGTTGATATTAGCATAACCAAAGTCTCTACCAGCAATTGCTCCAGAAATTGCATAATTTCCTAGCGGAGAATTACTACCTTCAGTACACCATACTTTCAATCGTTCTTCTGTTTCATCATCAATCTGTCCTTGAATTGTTCTACTTGCTAGTTTAACACATTCTCGGAATGCACTTTTCCAAGTATTAAATGGGTCTGTATTAAATGCTGTAATGTTAGATACTTGTTGCATTGCTTTAAATGACGGGCTAATACTAGTTGTCATATCTGCACTGTTTACGTCTACATTAAGAGTTAAACTCTTTGGTAGTAATTTTACGCCGCCGTAGCCGTATTCTAAGTCATTTATAGGATTTCGACTGCGCCAAACATGTACCATTGTTTTTGTGTACGTATCGTGGTTTGGTACCTGTTTAAAATCAAAATGGAAGTCTTTAGTTATTTTTGCATCTCCGTCTACTACCCAAAACATGTCAGTAACTGAAAGTTTTGCAGCTTCAATATGTGCCTGATGAATGCCTTTAACACCGTGTACACGTTTTGCTCTTGGGAATCGTTTTAGTAACTCTTGGTGGTTTTCTTCTGCATTTGGCTCTTGGTAAGATATAAACACAATGTCAAACGGTTTAGGAGTAGACGCAGTAATATCCCATACCTTTTTGTTTGTAAGGAAGCTATAAGAAAATTCTTTTTCGGTAATGATACTATTTTTACTACACAAGAATATACCATCATGGTACTTGCCATTTAAGAAAGCATGATTCTGTGCTCTGTCAAACTTATTGTCGTGTGTAAAATATGTGTTAAACTTAAAGTCACTGCAAACATCAACTCTATTTGTCGGTACTGACCAAAACATTTCTGTCTTAGAGTTGTCCAATGCTTTGAGATAATCGTCATATGTGTTTACATCAAATACATCATATTTCACAGGTCCACTTGCTACAATATTCCATTCTTTTCTGTCTACTGGATGTCTATGCTCAACTTCCCGTTTAGTCAACAGATTATGTTTACTACATAGTATTGCACCATTATACAAATCTTTGCCATTTACTCGATGTATAAATGCGTGATTTTGTTTTCTGTCATATTCGTTATCAAATGTAAAGTATACACCTGGGTCAGTAAACGAAATATTTCTACTTGACATCCAGAACATTTCAGTTGTACTAGTTTCAACAGCAAGTTCGTATTCATCATACGAATCAATTTCAAATACATCGTACTGCACAGGGCCACTTGCTACAACTTCATGCTCAATTCTACTAACTGGGAATCTATGTTCTACTTCTCGTTTACTTAGAGGTGCATGTTTACTACATAGGAATACACCATTGTATAATTGCTTGTCCTCTACTTGATGTATAAATGCATGATTCTGATCTCGTTCTACTATGTCAAAATGCGATTGTGCAGGTATATGGTATAAGTAATAGTTGTTAACAATGCTATGATTAAATAGAACGTTTCTACTCGTCATCCAGAACATTTCAGTTGTACTAGTTTCAAGTGCTTGTAAGTACTCGTCATATGAATCAATTTCAAATACATCGAAAGTTCGTACAGTGCTCGCTACAATATTCCACTCTTTCCTATTAGCAGGGAATCTGTGTTCTATTTCTCGTTTACTTAACGGAGCACGTTTACTTAATAGCATCAGACCATTGTATAGTACTTCTTCGCCAAACTTATGATTAAACACGTGGTTCTGTTGACGGTCATAAGAATTATGATGACTAAAGTACATGTTTAGATCAAATGTATCAAGAACTTTGATATTTCTCGACGAAGCCCAAAACATTTCCGTAGAACTATTTTCTAAAACGTACTTGTATTCTTCATAAGAGTCAATATTGTAAAAATCGTACTGCTTTGGAGTACTTGCAAGAATATCCCATTCTTTCTTATTAGTAAGAAATCTGTATCCAAATTCTTTTTTAGAAATTTTAGAATGGGTTGACGCAAGTATTATGCCGTCGTAAAAGTCGCCATTCTTGAATACATGATTTATTGTTCTATCAAATTTATTATCGTGCGTAAAGTACGTATCAAATTTAAAATTATCGTCGGCATCAACGTCACTCGGTATGACCCAAAACATTTCTGTGTTAGTTGTTTCAAAGGCTTCGAGATAATCTTCATATGTGTTTACATCAAATACATCGTATTTTACAGGTCCACTTGCTACAACTTCATGTTCCTTTCTATTAACAGGAAATCTATGTTCAACTTCTCGCTTACTTAGTGGAGCATGTTTGCTACATAGAAAAACACCATTGTATAAATCAGTATCTCCTACTCGATGTATAAATGCGTGGTTTTGCTTTCTGTCGTATGTATTGTGCAGAGAAAAATAAATAGGAGGAAGATCAGCAGTTAAATTTCTACTACTCATCCAAAACAAATCGTTTGTACTGTTTTCAAGTGCTTCTAAGTACTCGTCGTATGAATCGATTTCAAATACTTCATAAGGTTTAGGAATACTTGCAACAATGTCTATTTCTTTTTTATTAGAAAAAAATCTATGTTCGAACTCTCGCTGTGTAATCTCAGTATCTTTGTGTACTAAAAATAAGCCATCAAAGAACTCACCGTTCTTAAAAATATGTACAGTGTCCTTTTCCCAGTAAGGTATTTGATAGTCGAAATCAAAAGCAACATCTACGTCACTAGGAATAACCCAAACAAACTCAGTTGTTGCAGATTGTCTCAAATCATTAAATTCTTGGTATGTGCTCGGATTGATTGCTGCATATTCAACAGGTGTTGAAGCAAGTACATCGACTTCTTTTTTGTTAGTAAAGAAACGATATTTTATTTCTCTTGTTGACGGAGACGATGATTTAGGTACTAAGCAAATGCCATCGTAGTACTCGTTGTTTTTAAAAACGTGTATGTATTCTTGGCTCCATTCGTCCGGTACATAACTAAAATCAAAATCGTTAGCTACGCTGACATTGTCCCACACTATCCAGAAAAACTTTGTAAAGGATACTTTTTTAGCGTGTTCAAAGTCCTTAGCATACTTAGCAGCAGGGAAGCGCTCTTTAAGAGCACTCCACTGTTCATTTTTTTGTCCTAAAAATATTATATCATTCATAGTAATATATTAACATGACAATTAGTAACTGTCAATGTCTTTATATATTAATCTACTAAAATACTTTTAGGTTTAGGTGTTAGCATGTCTAGTATTTCCATAGTAAATTACGCGACTTGCGTTACTTACAAACTTGCGCCAAGGATCTACAACTACGCTATTTGCAGGAATAGTACAATACAGCTTGTCGTTGCTGTCGCCTTCTTCCTGCATATATCTGTAAGTAGTACTTGCACTATGCGCCATTAGCATTACACACGGTTCTGCAGGTTCGTTATTGTCGCCAGTTAGTGGATCAATGTATGTAGGTGCAAAACCATGTTTTTCACAATAATGACCTACTAACAAACTGTAACTACCATTACAATATTCTACACCTGGTTTGTATGCTTTACCGTGAATGTAAATAGGCATATTGTTTTCTTTTGCTAAGTCTACTAGTTTAAGTGCAAGATTCTCTGCCTGGATCTCTCTTGCATTCATAATACTGTCAAACAAATCGTATCCTAGACCTAGTTCTTGTGCCATATAACGTAATGCAATGTTATCACGTGGATGACATGCTCCGCCATCTCCCATGCCTGCTTTCATATATTGTGGACCCATAATACGCATTGTACTGTTTGCTAGTGCGTCTGTAACTATGTCTACATTAATGTTGCCTTGTTTTTCAGCAACATCTTGAATCATGTTAACTAGTCCAATCTTAGCACTAATAAAGGTATTATAAAATACTTTGATACATTCGCATTCGTCCCAAGTGCCGACAATATAACGAGGATCGTTTTCCATTACAGTCTTATAGAAGTCAGTTAGTTGTTTCGCATCGCCAGTTTCACTACCATCTGCTGTGCCAATCATAACCATTTCTGGATTTACCATGTCCCAAGCAACAGAACCCATCGCAATTAAGTATGGGTTATACACGAAACGAGTATTTGTAACAAGTTGAATAAACTCACGGCGTGTGGTGCCAGGTAGTACAGTAGAAATAAGAACCAACAACTGGTCTTGTGTCATATACTTGTTTGCTTCAGTGATACATTCTTTTACAATGTCATAACCGAAATCTTTAGGCTCCAAATGTGCTGTAGGGGCATTACCGTCATATGCTGGGTCATGCGGCGTCGGTACTGCAATGAATACAATGTCTCGATCCTCTACTGTGCTTTTAATATCAGATTTTATTTTTACATAATCACTGTCTCTAGGCTCGACATCATATCCAAAAACATCATGACCTTTTTGTGCTACTGCTTCTGCACAAGGCATACCTAGTTTGCCTACTCCAATAAATCCAATTTTCATTTTTATCTTCCTAAAAAGTGTTTTAATTTGTTGTATTCGCTATTATATGTATCGTTTATGTGATTAAAGTTGTACATTACTGAATCTAATATACGGTTGTCAGTTGAGAAACTTTTTACTGATTCTAGTGCAAAATCTAGCCGTTTGTAAGGATCTACTATACTATCATATCCTTCGTCGATTATATTATCAAAAGTGCTATAACCTAGTTTTTTGATGTTTTCTAAAAAATAAGGAGTACTAAGTACAACGAATGGATGAAAATTATAAACAGCTCTTGCAAACTTTTCAGTAATAAAAAATTGCACTGTTGCATCATTATTTTCATAATGTATATCGTTGGTTTCTGCAATTATGCTGCAAAATGTATTTTGATATAATTTTTCGTCATACGGAAACCCAGTATAATGTGTTTCGCTATCACCGTTGCTATGATATGTAATGTCATCTGCTGTTTTAGAATACTTGTGCAATACTTCCTTTAAATCGTTAACATCCCAGTACTCTCTTGCCCAGTTTATCGATGCGTCAATTTCGATACCTTTTGCCAGAGAGCTAACCACTGCATCATTAATCATGTTTGTTTGATGCATTTTAATTAAAGAGCCGCATCTCATAAATTTTCTAGGTTTGCCAAAAAGTGCAAGATATTTTTTGTCATAATTAAACACAGTGTCAATGGTTTGATGTTTTTGTTCTCGGTGTTTTAAAACTGCATCTATTTCAAAGTACCTTAAAAAACAAGTATCAAGATCTACACCGAAGTATTTCTTTACAGTTTGAGGATCTAATAGAGTATGGTAGTTAGTTATAAAGAGAAGTTCTTCTTCCTTTACTCCTGCGCGAAGTATTTTATTAACTACAGGTTTAAGACGTTTTAAAAAATGATCATGTACGTGTCCTACTTCTCTAACTTGTACAGGCGAGAAAACAATTTTTTGACTACGAGATCTATGAAATTTTACTATATCATTCCAGTTTTTGCTATGTAAAAGATATGCAAATGACTCTATTCTATCTTTATAAATTTCAAATACGGCGAAATGATTAAAACTAACCGTATGCAAGATATTATCTACTGTGTGATCAATTATTTCGTTATTCATAACCAATTTCCTAGTGCAACATAGTCATTATTTGTCCACGGATCTGTATGCCGAGGAAGCAACGTCCATCCATTATTTAATAACCAAGGAACAGCAGTCCTACCTTTTCCTACCCACTCATCTTTTGCAAAGTGTGTATCATCTATTTGTATTATACACTTTTTAGAACATTTTGAATTTACTTTTTGGGCCTGAGTTAAATGGGCCTTATAGCAATTTTCGTTATTCATGTTTATGTTAAAATCTTTTTTGTATTTGCCGATTTGCTCTAAAATATAAGACTCACTTTCAGTGCCAGGCCGTATCAAATCAAAATTATCAAGATAAGCGTAAGAAATAGGTTCTTTGATATCGTCAATTTTGTCTTCGCCTTTACCTGTAAGTATCTTAATATTCGAGTGTTTTACTCTTTCGAATTTTGTTAAATGTCGTGTTAGTTCAGGATTAATATCTATACTATAAAAGTTAAACTTAGTGTTATGCGAAACATAGCCTGCAAAAAAATGAGTACTACCATCTCCTCTCGACGATCCTATCTCTACTATAGCACCTGAATCTATTACGTCTTCGTAATCCAAAATCAAGTCAAATGCTGATGCTCCCATATTATGCTCCTTTTATTGATCGCCAAAGATGATCAATTCCGTTAATTTTATTAATATTATTTTCCATGTAAACAAAGTGTTTTTTTACAACATCTGGTATTAACGTTTCGTTTTTAGATAGATGTTCGGCTGCTAATTTATTTCTTTTAGCCTTTTCTTTTGTCTTTTCTTTTAACATTGTAAGATCTAAATTTTCTAGTTTTTTTAGATTTTCAATTACGCCAATGATTCGCTCTTCTATTGTGTCGTAATTATCAAAACTATAATCAAATATCTCGTCGTACATTTCTATACCAAGTGTCTGTAAATATTGATGAATGCCTTTTGCTCCTACGATTAAAAAAGGTTTCTCTAAAAATACAGCAGTCCATGTCTTTTCAGTTAAAAAAGGTTTATCAGGAGTAGACTCTGCTACTACATTTATTAGCGATTCAAAATATTCTTTTGGTATTTTTTTATATGTGTTTCTTGTTTTGGCATAGTTGTCGTTTAAAAACAAATGTTTTGGCTTCCAGTATTTCCAGTTATACTCTACATCAGGATAATGCCAAGTAACTATATTTTTACTCAGAATGTTTTCTTTTTCAAACAGATCTATCATTAAACATCTATGCTCCCAAGGCTGATTGTTTAACGAAACAAATAAATTTTTAATTTCACAATCTACAGGAGCTTGAAATTCTTTTTGTAATTGATATTTTGTATGCATACACCAATAATTTGGCCAGCAGTGTACATTTACATTTTGTGGGAAATATTCCATTTCTTTATAAAATTCTGTACTGTAAGTTCCAAAAACAATATCTACACTTTTATTATCAAAAATGCTAAAATCAATATTCCAATATCTTGATATTTCCCATTCTTCTGCTGCAAATATTTTTAATTTTTTAGGAACTTTTTTTAAAGATCTAATCTGATCCCAGTGATCCCACAAATGATAATAATTATACTCCACGTAATTCTCCTAAATGTGAATAGTTGTATTTTGCATTTATTTTATATGCTTTACGATGCATATCATTCCAAGAATCTTTCAATGATAATATAGCCGACATGTCATCATAATAATTATAAAAAAACTCTCTCGTTTCGTCCTTAATTGTTCTTTTTTCAAATAATTTTGGATAGATATATTTTTCAACAATGTCTATATGTGATAGTACATCAGGATGCGTATCCATGCAGTTCATTTTAAATCTAGAATTATTAATTTTAGGGACATCAATTTCAGGTATATTTCTATAGTAAGTTCGGATTAACGATAGTGTAGTATCCGTTACATTGTTTTTATTAGCTAAATCATAATTATTATTTTCTTCATTTATTATATCAAACGGAAAATCAAACGAGAATTGATAATTAATTAATTTACTGTAAGCATCGTTTGTTGTTTGTAGTATAACTGAATTTTTTATTAAATCATTATCCAAGCTCCAATATTTTCTTACAAATTTTTTGTCATAAAACGTGTTATTGAAAATGTTGCCTCCGGATTTCCAGCCATCTATATACCTATCTTCTCTATTCCAGCCTGACCATTGTACGATAACTAAATCGTTAGAAGAGATGTTATGTTGATTTTTAGCCTCAACAAATCTTGACTGAATTGCCTGATTTCCGGACCCCCAGGATCCCCAATTCTGATGCTCTATACTTAAATCTTTTGCAATAATATCTGCCCATGTTGGCCAAAACCAATTCGTCCACGAACATCCAAAGCTAAAAAATCTATTATACATTATATAAATCCTTTAATACAGAATCATAATTAACCCATTGCGTGTTTGTTAAATGTTCGTAATTATGCTCTAGTACACTTCGCATATCAGAATACATACTTAACCACTCGCTTTTTGATTTTTTATTCAACGACGAAGCAAGCTTGCAAATAGCATCAAGTCTTTGTACAGGATCTTCGATCGAATCATAACTTTCGTCCCAAAAATCTGAAAAAGTTTTAAACCCGAAAGTTTTAAGTGTTTTTAAGGCGTGAGGTTGACACACTAATATAAACGGATGCATCGCCCGCATAGGCTTAAATATTTTTTCACTAAAAAATACACTATCTTTATAATGATCTTGAAAATAAGTTTCTGTTATAATACTATACCAAGTATTTAAATACGTGCTTTTTAAAAAATGTTGAGCCTTATTTACTGTAAAATCAGAAACATCAACTGTAAGCGGTACTTTAGATTTAATATTATCAAGATTTGTCTTGTTAAATGCATTGTGATTTTTAAAAGTTTTAGTATCTAAATAGTGATTATCGTACACATCAAAACTAAGCTCGCTGCCTTCAATGAGGTCGTAATAGTTCAACATTGCAAGAAGTGCAATTCTGTGTTGTCTAATTACCCTATTCAAACAACTAAACGTCTTAACATGATTATTATTTTTAAAATCTAAATGTTCATCAACTGTTACTTCTGATCCAGACTTAGTTGACTGAAAAAAATGATGACCGCGTGACATTTCCGCAAAAAACATTTGATCTACAATTCTCATTCTTTTCTTAATATTGTTAGCATTACACCACATTTGATATTTCTTGTTTTCAATAAGATTAGAAGTGCTATAGATAATTTGTTCAGGATTAATATTATACTGATCAATCTTATTATGTATAGATCTATAATAATCTTTTTTGTTAATTGAATCAAGCAACGGAAATCCTTCCAACGTTTGATCAATATGTATTACTGCCTTTTTAGTGTTTGTTAATTTAAACAGCTTAGGTTGTTGTTGATGTATTAAGTCAAACATGTGTATTAAATTCGGATAATCTTTGTTTAAGTCTCCTAACCACCAATACGGTCCTTGAGTTGTTCCAATTTCATAAATGATATTTTTATTTTGTTTTTTAGCATCTTTAAAATTAGAGTGCGTAAGTTTAAATGCATTAGAGATACTAAAATAAAAGTAATTTTGAGAAAATCTAAATCTTTGATCAGAATCTTTAGTACTTAAATTATATCTGTTAGGAGTATCGTATACACTAACTACTTCTTTAATCGTCATAATTTTTTATTTCGCCTGTTCCTAAACTTATATGCGGTATTGTATTATCAATTTCTATAGTTTCTAGCCATTCGGATAAAATTAACGGGAACGTATCTTTTAAACTTTTTCCTCTACGAACATCATATTGCTGATAAAAGCTTTTAAAATCGTGCTGTAACTTTTCTTTTTCAAGATTGGCTCTGCGATGCGGAGTTTCTACAACTTCTAAATAATCTATAAGACGCTTTACTTGAGCACGTTCTCCGTCGCCAATTTCAGCAGTCTTTAAATTATTGTTATACCAAGTTTCCAACTTTTCTCTACAGAAATTTTTAATATGATCAGGAAATGCCAACGGACTCATAAAACTAGGCCATCTTAAAATATTAAGATCTACATGAGGCTTATTATGGCCGTATTTCTTTTTTAGTGTAATCATATCATCTAAGAATTCTGTAATGCTAAACAAACTTAAACTTGTAACTGTCATCATAATAGTTACCGATCTGTAGTTAGCATTTTCTATAAAGTATGTTAAGTTATTTCTCCACTGAGAATAATCTAAGCCGTCTCGGATATATTCAGCCTGGTTTCCGACTGCTTCGCAGCTAGTATACAAGTCAAATTCTTTTAAGTTTGCTTCTTTTGTAAAATCTACTAACTTGTCAATGAGATCGTCTTTAATACACAAGTTGCTGTTAACTGCCATTCTCAATTTCGAAACATCAGTATCTTTTACTAGATCACAAAATTTCCAAAATTGATGACTCATTGCAGGCTCTCCGCCTGTAATTCTAATTTCTTGTAACTCTTTACTAAGATCTGGCCACCACTCAAAAAATGCCTTTACGTAAGGATTATTTTCATTAAACTTTCCATAAGGTTCGGCCCACTCGCCTGTGTGATGATATGCTCCTGCGCCGTCACTTTTCATCAATTGATAAGGACCGTTCTTTTTAATCTCATTACCCCAAGTAGTTGAATATCCGCTATTACAATAACTACAAGCTAAATTACAAGTTCTGTCGAAACTTATTTCAAGCGTTTGCGGCATTACATTTTCATAAGGATCAGACTTAGCAATAATATTGATTTCTTTTTCGTCATATATCATGCTCTTGTATACACGATCAGAAATGTTCTTTCTGCCAATATCTTCAATTTTCCAACAGTACTCGCACTCAGAAGGTCGTTCACCGTTTAACATTCTTTCTCGTTGTTTTTTCTTATGGTCAGTGTTATGTATAGCACTAGGATTGTCTTTTAACTCGTCCTTGTTGATAGGATGAGGTATCGGTAGATGGCAACTGTGAGTGTATCCATGTCCTAAGTGAATACTAGCGTTAAGCCATTTTGCAGCACAGAAACTAGGACTAACGCTATCTAATACACGCTGGCGCCATTTGAATAATTTTTCGCTCATAGTGATTTACATCTCCAATAAAAATCTGCCATTTCAGGAAAAGTTTTTAAGAAATCTGTTCCACGTCTACGATCATGTTCGTCGACAAATATTGCAAAATCTTTACTATTTTGCACAGGGTATGGTCCTCGTTCGTCTCTAAATACGTTGTATATACGCTGCATTCTATTAATTTCGTACTCATAAAACCCTCTGCCGCAAAGCGGGGGCCAATATGCATGTTCTTTATTGTTGTACATGTAAGTAACTTGTTCTTCAACTTTTTCTAGATAACTCTGATCTAAAATAAACACACTTTGATGCCAAGGCCAGCGTAGGTAAGAAACATCCATGCTCACAGGATTTCTGCGCTCAGGGCCTGTATTATATTCTAAACGCAACTTTAAAAAGTCTTGCATCATTTCTTTATAACTTGTTACGCTTAATGCATTATAAGTCGCCATGTTAGTCAGCTTACTATCTGGAATTTCTCGTAGTACTCTATGGCAATTATCGTACCACTGATTGTAATCCATTCCGTTCCTAATGTACTCAGCACGTTTACCATGTGCTTCGCAGCTTGTATACACTTTAAACTCTTTAATATATCCTTCGCCTTGGATACGTTTCATTTTTTCAACAAGTTTGTTAACAAGATCGTCTGGAACACATAAATTACTATTAATGTTTAATTCTAAATTCGGATTTGGATTTTCGATGATGTAATCTAAAACTTTAAACGTATCTTTTGTCATTAAAGGCTCTCCGCCTGTAATTCTAAAAGTATGTAAACTAGGATAAAGTTCAGGCCACCATTTCCAGAATGCATCCACATACGGATTAACATCTTTGTGCGGAATTGGCATTTTATCTTGATTCTTAACATTATCTAGATTATTGAAGTTTGTACTAGTTGGATACGGGCCGAACTGATTTATTTCTTCCATCCACTTAGAACTAACTTCCGGAGAACAATAAGAACACTTAAAGTTACATGCATTACTAAAACTAACCTCTACATAACTAGGGTTAGTATTTTTGTCTGCTGCACTAGTAGCAATAATATCTATGTCATTTCTTGCCCATTCTTCAGAACTTTTAGTAATTCTGTCACTAAAAGTATTTCCAGTAGTATCAGCATCTTCGGCTCTCCAACAGTAATCGCATTCTTTTGGTCTTTCACCGCGTAACATTTTAGCACGTTGCTCTTTTTTAAACTGAGTATTATGCAATGCGCTAGGATCTTTTTCAATTTCTGCTAGAGGAATCTTATGGGTTGTTGGGTGGTGACAGCTATGGTTGTGCCCTGTTTGTAAGTGTAGAGTTACTTGTTTCCATTTTGCAGCACAGAAACTAGGACTAATAGAATCTAGCTTCTCTCGTGTTTTGACATATTTGTCGTAAATGTCCATTTAAATGTCCTTTTAGTTATTCGATAAACTTCTTAGTTGTTCGACTAGGGTTTTTATACACTGACTTAAAGAACCTGCTTTGTTCAGCGTCTAACGGATTTTCTGCAATAGGAATATCTAGCTCAGTTCCTAATGTTAGACCTAATCCCTTAATTTCGTTAATTAACTTATCTTCTGGAATTTTACTATATTCTTCATTCCAAATTTGATTTAGGTATTCAAAATCTCGAACTTGTACATAATCCCAATCAGTTAGCATTGTTTTGTACAATCCTTCTCGAGCACCGTAAATTGCCCACATACCATTTTCTACATCTGCTCCGACCATAGACCAAATGTACAGCCAGTGCAAGCATCTCCAGTGCAAGTTTTTAAATTCTTCTGGACTGACTTTAACACCTCTATCGAGTGCAAGTTTAACACCTTCACGAAATCCTGCTCGCCACGCTTGCTGAGGAGTAGCATTATTAACAATGTCGCTGTAGCAACTATTCATCTGAATATATTGCAAATCCCAACAAAAATCCACTTGTGCATGAGCATTATCTGGATCGGCATTTTCATGTGTTTTCATGTTAAGTACGTATTCTTTAGGCCAACATTTTAGTCCACCATTACCGTACATTAGACCGTTGATTGTATTTCGAGCCGACCAACTAACAACACACTTGTCAAAGTCGACAGAATTATTCCAGTGGAAATCTTCGTGGTTAGTTAAGTCGTATTCTTTGTTAAGGAAAGCAGGATTAATAATATTATCGCCGTCAACTGTAATAAATCTATCAGTTTCTGATAGTTTTGCACATGCCTTGTGTGCAGCATCTGATCCTTTTACACCGTGTACACGTTTTGCCCAAGGAATTTTGCTACACAAATCTGCATAGTTTTTTTCTGCGTTAGGTTCGTCATATGACAAATATATAATGTCATAATCTAAAATCTTAAACTTTTCAATCATTTAATGACCTCGTATGAATACGTATCAAACTTATGTATTGTATACACGCTAACAGGTTCTCCGCTAAATTCACGCTCTTGCTTAAAATCAAGCACTACATAAAAATTTTGCAGTAAGTCTTTTAAAGAAAAAGACAGCGTTCTATACAGTACATTTGGGTTGTTTTCTTCTGTAATACTAAAACTAACTTCTATATTAACATTGATATGATTATTTGTCAACTTAGTTCTTAAAGCATCGCCCATTAAAACCTTCCAACATGTATTGTTAACATCTTGGACTACTTGTATATCAGCAGGTTCTTCTGTAGGCTCAGGCACTTGATAAATTAGTTCTGTAACAGTATATATCGGATTATCTAATGTGTTACGACTAAGCTGGTATTGCTTAGACTTCATGTCGTATATAACGTTACATTGATTTAAGTTTTCTTTTCCAGATAATATAGGCTCTACATCTTCGTATGTTGTTTCTAACCAAGTGTCGTGCTCAGTTACTGAGTTTTTGCGTGTTATTGATCGAATAGCTAACGTGTCAGGATCAAACACTACTGCATACGAATTATCTAGTTTTACTTTCGGTAATATTATTCTCATGTTACAGTCCTAAATGTTTCTTATATATATTCATTATTTTATCAGTAACAAAATCTTTTTCGGTATAATGAAATATTCCTTGCTGAGTATGATTACCGATTGTTAACTTTAAATTGCTTGTTAAGTACGTTCCTACTCTGCCTTGCCATGTTTCAGTATTATGAGTCCACCCTTGTATTAAAGGCTTCATGTGAGTAAAGCTTGGATACTTAACTTTACTGTTGGTTATTTCTGTGTCGCAGTCTAATATTTTAGCAACAATTGCAGCACTAACATCAATGCTCGGACGTTTAGGATAATGCTCCTTTACATATTGTCCGTAAAACAATTCCCAGTTATTCATAACTAGTTCTAGCCAACGATAAAACTCATGTGCCTTTTCGCCTTTCTTAAAGTAATGAAATCCTGAATATAGATTAGGTAAATTGTTAGCAATAAAGGCTTTTCGGTATACAGTATCGTGTACTTCTTCGTCACGGTATGTGAATACTTTACTAGTAAAGTATAAATCATAGTTACTTAAAAAGTCCCACCAACTACTAATATCTTGTAGTACTAACATATCTGTATCAAGTACTACAGTTTCTTCATACGGGCTAGCGTGATAAATCTTCCATCTGTTTTCAACCTTCCAGTCAGATTTTGCTGCTTGATCGTTCCATGGTATTTCAACAATGCTATCAAACAAAGACACGTATTCTTCTGGTACTACGTCATTTGTTATCAGCGTAATTTTAGGATCGCTGTTAGTTGCATGTAGGCTCATTGCGCACAAACATGCTTGTTTTACGTAGTCGTGTTCTGAGTTTTGAGCTAGCATTACATATCCTTTAGTCATTTGCTAACTCCTTATCTATAATTCTATTCAAACTAAATTTATTCATTACGTGGACAGTGTTTTGTTTAAATCGTATAACATTGTACTCTCCTGCATGATGTTCTTTTTCAATTAAAAACATAAAGCTGTTATCTTTTAATTCTACTAACTCGTCTTTGTCAGTTGTGTAAAACAGTTTGCCCGGCATCTTGGCTGCAAAGTCACCTTTCTGGTATCCGTTCATAATGTGTATTGCTATGCTAAATGCGTGATCGTTTCTATAAACACTAGAATTTATCTGAAAAATACTGTTGTAGTGCTGCCAGTTTTCTTGTATGTGTTGCAGCAAGTCAAAGAATATTTTGTTTTCGGGTGTTTTTCTAAAGAATACGCAAGTTGCCCAGTAAAAGTCTACGCTTGTGTCCGATATGTAATCAAACTCAGTGTAATCTCTAAACTGTGCTAAGTCGTATGCACGTTTATAAATTAAAAAATCGTTAGACTGTGAGAAACACTCATTAAAAATACTATCTGCTATTACTACATCGGTATCTAAAAGTAACGTTTCGTCGTACGGTGTTAGGTCGTATGCTAACGGACGAGTATCATTTTTAAATTCTAGTCGCTTTTGCGTTAATACACCGTCATAGTATCGCTTTAATGTAAAGCCATTAGTATACTCAGTAACTATTACATTATCAAAAACAGATTCATAGTCCGGAAAGTTATCTTTTAAATAATCTTCATTATCAGTAATAACAGACGTAGGTAATCCCAAATACTGGTCGACACGTTTAGCAAGCCAATACGCTTGCTTTAAATAATCTACTTGGCTGTTATTACGTGCAAATAACAGTACTCCTTTACTCATCGCCAACTAATCCTTGTACACTTCTGTTTTTTCGAATTTTTTCATATTCAGTAAGATATGTGTTCGACGCAGTTGCATACACGTTAAGAATGTCGCTTGTAAATGTACTGAGATCAGGCACAAAAATTGGCTGATTATTGTCATCTACTAATACAGTATCTTCTTGTTCTAATGAAAGCAAGCTTTGACAAAAGCTTATAAGTTGCTGTGTTACACTAAATTGGCCACCACCAAAGTAATGTACTAAGTTTTGTTGAAATTGTTCGTGAATTAGTCTCTTCTGATTGTTCAGAGTGACCATGTAATTGGAAAAGTCTAATGCTTTTTCTAGTTTAACATCCATAAAAATACTCCTATAACTATATTAATTATACAGTCATAGGAGTATATTGTCAAGTTATAGATTTGAATTATTTACTGATGAAGGTGCAGCAATTACAACACCGTCATAATCAGTGCCAGCTAAATTTAATGTTGCACCGTTAGCTCTATATACTTGAACTGTGCTTGTTGTAGTACCAGTAATCGCAGTTACGTCTTCGTCAATACCGTCTGGTGCTCCGCCTGGTGGTATTGGAGTAACTGGCGGGTCACCGCTGTCATCGTCATTGAACGATATTTCAAATTGTATACTGTTAGATGTAGTAGATTTTGCTCTAATAGTATAATCATTCTCAGCATATACACCACTACCGGTCTTAGTAAAGATAGTAGTATATGATGTTGTTAATGATTCATTTCCTATTAAACTTCCTGTACCTGTTCCCGAAGCAGTAGTATCAGAGCCACTAAATGCTATAGTACCCATATTAGACAACAAATTAGACCAGTTATAGTCTTTAGAACCTACAGTATTACTTGTACCACCAGTTAAGCTAGCAGAAAGTAAAATTTTTCCGCCAGTATTAAAGAAATAACGTCTATGATCAGTTCCGCTAATTATTTCTGTAGTATTATCTGGGTATGTTAGTGTGTATCCGTCAAACGTAACTGTAACAACATGTGTTATTGAGCCGTTCCACGAATTTTCTCTAGCACTAGATGTTAGTTCTTCAGTTGACATTTGTGAACTATCGGCAGTAGATTGAGAAACAGAAATGTCAGCAACAGCTCCTTCGAAGTCTACGTAACCTTTGTTTAATCTACCAGCTGCATCTGAACTGTCTGTTGCGCCTACTTCTGCTGCAAATTCACCAATAATGTCACCTGTTTCGGGATAACCTAAACCGTCTTCATCACCCCAGGTAGGAGGATTACCTACCTGATGCACTCTTGTACGAACAAGATCCACATATAAGTCGATCATGTCTTGTTCACTAACAATGTCAGTATCTGCTTTTGCTGAACTAATTACAACTTGCCCGTATCCGTCTGTTCCGCTGTTGTTTGTTCCTAATACAGTTCGCAAGGTATTTCTCATCGAGTTATACCTTGCCGCTGTAACTATATCACCAATTGCCATTTTCTAATCCTGAATTCTTTTTAATATACGCAGTTATTTATACCTTTAAAACACACTCGACTAATTTTTCTTCTTCCGAGTCATTAGACTCTAGTGCAATTCCAACTAATCCGTTTGACGCAATAGTTGTACATACACCGTCTTTCCATGCATACACTGCCATACCTTTTGACACTGGACCTTTTACACGTACCGGAACACGACCTTTAAGACCAATATACTGTCCTTCTGCCTCACTGTTCATCATATATGCAGGTTCTGCTGAAACAACACCTATACACATTTGACTTACGTCTGCTGGTTCAACTTCGTGATCAGGATGACCGCATACTGCTACTGCTGTTCCTACTGGTAACTCTTCAGCAGTTGAATACTTTTCTGCTAAGTCAGCATATTGTGCTTGAGTTGCTGTACCTTTGAAGAAACGTGCTGTTATATCACCATTAGCATCTCTAGCAGCAATAGTGTTTATAAAAGCACTTGCACTTGCTGTTCTGTAATCCGAACCTACAAGTAAACTATCTGCTTTAGCTGAAGATCCTGCAAAGGTATTAGCGTAAATAGTATTCCATTTAAACGAAGTACTACCTAAATCATAAAGGTTATCAGCTCCTGGAATAATTCCTTGATAGTTTACTTTAGCAGCTTGTACATTGTCGCCTGTTGCGTTATTTACTTTAAAAATAATTTCGTTCGATGTGCCTGTTTGGTGGTCAAGGACTGTATTGTTGTTACCGTCTATGTAAATTTTAAAATCTTTATCTGCGCCTATACTAAACCCAGCATCAGAAAATGCAATGTCAGCATCTGAATTACTAAAATCTAAGTCGCTTGCAGTTAAAAAATCATTACCTGTTAAAATGCTTCCGTCTACAACTAGGCCTTTAGCGGTTTCTGCGGTTCCCCAGAATCTGTGATTAGTAGTTGTAACACCTAATGTACTAGTGTTTTTTAATGTAATGCCTTGTCTAACATACGAAAATCCGTCAATTGCGTTGTCAGGGTCAGTTGAGTCTATTGTAAATGTTACAGGGGAAATAATTGCTACAACTTCTTCATCTACAATAGAAAGAATAACTGACTTAGCTTGCTGACTGTTATCAACTATCTGACGACTTTGCATTTGCGTTAAACCGGAACCAGCACTTTGTGGTCCGACAAGAATAAATTCTGTTCCGTTCCATGCTTTAAGCTGCTCATTTGCACTGTCCCACCAAAAATCGCCTTCTGTTAACCCGCTTGGACTAGTACCTGCTACTGCTGCGCCGCCAGTGTTACGCCAGTTAGAACCGTCCCAGAATTTTAGTTTTCTGTTAGCAGTGTCAAACCATATTTGGCCTGTTATCTTTTTAGGTGGAGGATTTGCGCCTGCAAAGTTTTCTAATAAGAACAAAAAGTTTTCGTTCTGTATTTCACCGTA